CTTATAAACTAAAAACCTTATAAAGCATAATACGCTAATATTACTCATGCCTAAAAAAATAGCGAAAAATAGCGGAAAAAGAGGCAGACCAACTAAAGCAAAACAGGTAGAGATAAGAAAAGATTGTGAGGAAGAATATATGAAATATCATTCAGCAGCATATGCAGCATCAATATTAAAATTAAACCCACACACAGTAGAGAAATACTTTAGAGAGTTCCAAGAAGCAGAGTTAGAGGAGACAAATAGGGATTTTGTAATCAAACAACATTCAGTAAAGAACAAAGTAGTAGCACGATTAGATGATATATTAGACAAACTGGATAAACAATACAGGGATATTAAGGCTAAATTTGAAGAAACAGGAGCAGAGGAAAAATACGATTTAGCAAGATATGAAGCCATGAAGACCACAGTATTAAAATCAATATCAGATATTCTGCAGCAGAAAGCAAGTATAGAGACCACACCAACATTAGATATAACTATAGATAAATACATAGAGGAGACATATGGACAGCATATTAGCGAAAAAGTGGCAAAACCTCAATAGAACTGGTATACAGAAAGCCCAATCTGTAGAACTAGAGATGGAGACAAAGACCTTCAATATACCTGAAGACTTTGAAAAGTTCAATGAGATGATAGGTGCACCCATACATCCGGGAACAGGAGAACGTACACCCATATTTGATTATCAGGATGATTACTTTAAAGCATGGCAGAAGCATCATAAACTCATACTAAATAAATCTAGGAAGATAGGTGCAACCGAGACAGCACTCCGTATTATAGCATATAATTGCATAATAGGTAGGTATTCAGGTCATCGTGTGATGATTGTAGCAGGTAACAAACAAGAAGTAGCCAATAGATTTATACAAAGGTTCAAGTCATTGTTCATGAAAGGCTTTACAGACCTAGATGGTAAAACATATGAATATGATGATATTATCACAAAAGAGGATAGTAAATCATGTATGGTCAATAATACATTTGTACAAGCATATCCAGCCAATGAGTCAGTGAGAGGTGAGGAGAACGTAAAATGTGTATTTATGTCAGAGTGTGCATTTATAAACCTGATTGACGATACTAAAGTATACAATGCCCTTCACCCTAATGTTGCAAACATATCGGATGCAGATTTCGTCATGGAGTCTACGCCTAATGGAAAGAGGGGTTTCTTTTGGACCAACTTTGATGCGGGTTCTGAATACCATAAATTAGAGCAACCATATACGGTATCATTAGGTAAACTATTAGATAAGAAATTCATAGAGACCGAAAAGGATAACCCAAGAATTGACTTTGAACAGGAATATTGCTGCAAGTTTACAACATCGTTATCAGGTGCATTCAAAGAGGATGAGATAATATTTGAAGAGAAAGATATAAATTATTATAACGATATATAAGGATATGGATGAACTCCAAGACCTCATTAACGAGACAAAACGTAATGAACAATATTGGGAGAGAGTAGTTGAGGAATTAGGTGTACATAAAGATATACTAGAGAAAGGGGGTCATGATATTAATGATAGAATTAAAGACCTATTAGACATGGGTGTACAGCAATATCACATTTATAACGCTTTAATAACAGAACTGAACATAATAAAACATGGTTGACGTAGAATTGGATGAGACCGATTATAAGACTATATTGGCATGGTATGAATTAGCATTTGCAGGTAAAGATGTAAAGGCACATAAATCAAAAGACCTAGACACATTAAATAAAATTGGTGTTATGTGTAAGGCATATCTAAAGGAATCAAAAGACGAGGCAGAGTCATGATAGGAGATTTAGGATTCACATTAATATGTATGGCATATCTATTTGGTGGTATAACGATAGGTTATTATGTGGCAACGTGGAAGAGTAGAAAGAGAGGATACGGAAGATGGGATTAAGAGATTTATTTAAAAAAGAGAGATTTGAGTTACCACCTGAAGAGGTACAACGTGCATTTGTATTAGAGATAGAAGAGAGATTATTGACAGCAACTGGGTCCGAAAAGACCAAACTAACATATATGTTGGCTAATCAATTAATGTTCCTTAATCAAATAAGAGATAAGAAGAAACCAGTTAAACCGATAAAGATGAATAACAGAGGTAAATGGGTGTGGGTAGAAGATGAGTGATATAGACGAGTTCCATGAAAGAGCATGGGTCTGCAATCATCCTAATTTATTCTTTAAAGAGTTCAAGTTTTACTGTAGAACTTGTGGTAAGGAAGTTACTGATGAGAATTAAATACCATCTAGCATTATTAGGTATATTATTATTAGTAGTTGGTGGAGCTACATTGATATTAGATTCAAGTAACACATCATTGAATAATATATTACCATCAGCATCTACAAGTATAGATACATATCCTGATTATGTTACAAAAGGGTGTCATCCTGCATTATCACCAAACATGACATACTATGAGATTTGTCCTTGAATGACGTATATAATATAAGACATTGTATATGGTGTGGTCAAAGAGGATTCAAGGATGCAGAAGAAGTTATTAAACATATCAAGTCAAAACATACAACACAAGGGTAACAATTAAATATACAAACAACATAACTACTTCTATGGCAAATTCAAAATCATATTATGGTGGGCATGAATGGCAAATAACAGAGTTAGGTCTAGTACCTGCACCACCTAAAAGCGGTCGTTCTAATACAGTTTTACCAGTTGGTGGTCAATGTAATAATTTATGTGTTAATTTTAAATCAAGAATAAGAAACAATCTAGGAGAGAACCCATATGATAAACACGCATATTGTAAGAGATGTAGTAAATATATATTTAAAGAGTTATTACATGAAAACAAAAATGGTGCAAAGATATTATGCCCATGTTGTCATGCATTTGCTAGAATGACCCCATCCACATCTGCTAAGAACAGAACTCTAAAACGCAGGGCTTCTAAGGAATGAAGTGTTGTGAACATGAATGGAGAGAAGTAGTATTGAGATGCTTAATATGTGGAAAACGTTTAAAATAATAAGGTGAAAGGTAGGGAAGAGTATATATTGAACAATAGCGTAATACTACCAATGGATACAGAATCAATAACATGGGAAGAACTATTTACAGAGATAGAAGCCAATGACGAACACTGTCAAGAGGTCGCTTCTAACTTAGCTAAACTTTCTCCTAGACCAGATTGGTTTAGATGCTCACATCATACAAATGTCAAGTATTGGGGTGCAGCAGGTGCATGTCCACTATGTTTTCTAAAAACAACATTGGAAGAAAAACAAAGAATAGAGTATGATATTAGAACATCAGATTATGAAGATTTTGTTGAAGAATTAAAAGCATCATGGACCAAAAAACTAGGAGATTGGAACGATTGAAAGCTGATGATTATGATGAGACCAGAGGGGTACATGCAGGTTGGTGCAGAGGATGCAAACAAGAAAAATGGGATTTATCTAATGACGATGGATATTGTGGAGATTGTAACTAATGGATGAACGAGACTGGGAAACGATAGGTTATTATACCCGCAAGTCGTATAGAAGGAGAGACGATGTTTATTCACACTCCTAGTAAAGTAACCTTACCAACACTCAAAAGGAAAAATGAGAATCACAAGCGTGTATACTATGACCAAGATGGAAATAGATATGAGAGTGTAACTAATGTAGTAGGCTTTGTGGACCAAAAAGGATTACAAGAATGGCGTGATGCAGTTGGTGAAGATGTAGCAAACTATGTATCACGAAAGGCTATGAATACAGGTACAAAGATGCATAATATGGTCGAGAACTATTTATATAATAAAAAGAATACTGAAAAGAACCTATTTGCTAAAGCACACTTTGAGAACATCAAACCGTTGCTGCAGCCAATAACTAATATAAGAGGGTTAGAAGAGAGACTCTGCAGTAAGGAGTTAGGCTTAGCAGGAACAGCAGATTGTATAGCATATTATGGTGATGATAAGGCAATTATTGACTTTAAGACCTCTAGTAAGCAAAAGAAAGAGGAGTGGATTCAAAAGTATTTCCTTCAAACTACTGCTTATTCACTCATGTGGGAAGAGTTAACAGGTGAGAAAATAGAGCAAATTGTTATATTAATTACAGGAGAAGACGGTTCTAGAGACACATTTATACGAAATAGAAATGATTATATAGAAGAATTACATAATACTATTGAAGCATTCAAACTGGATAAAGAACAAAATGGCTAAAACAATTTCAAATAATAAAACAGGTCATGCTGAAATACATGAACAATGTGAAATATGCGGAGATGTAAAGAATATTAATAATCATAATTTATGTCCATTTTGTCAATTAGATATAGATTTAAACTAAACATATTTATGTAGTGATGGAGTAATACTCAAGTATGCCTCAATACAAAGATTTTATAATTATTCATCCAAGAAAAGGAAAAATTAAACTAAGCCAATTATCACATAATGAGATGTGCAGATATTGTTTTAATCTTATAATAGAATGTTCAAGACTAAGGGAAGAATTAAAATTAGATGAGGAGACTAAAGAAGATGAACCTGAAGCAAGTCCGTAAAAAATTCTGTAATCCATTAAAGTGGATGGACCAAGCAGAAGAAGATTTAGATAAATGGAGTAAAGAGAATGACTAATCCTATATGTGTTAGATGTGGAACTGAAATGACCCCCATCCAAGCATGTCATGAGAGATGCGATAATTGTGGAGCAGAGTTGACCTGTAGTGATGAATAGATATGTGGAACAAATTTTGGGATTGGTATGAAAGACATACTACCGAATCATTAGGTGTTACAGCTCTAATCCTTTATATGCAAATCCCTCATATGATATGGGCTGGAGATGCTATATTACAGACAGGTCTTGTTTGGGGTGCAAATCCAGTATTAGACTTCTTTTTATATGGAATAGACCTAGTTGAGATATTACCCATGATAAATATAGGTCTAATCATTTATAGTCGAGTTCGTTCTAAGAGTAGTAATGTCGCTAAGAGTTGAACTAAGGGCTAGGCAGTCCGATAATAGGGGTATATATTATGCTGAAACTAAGAGAGCAGTAATATACCTAGCTATGCATGAAACTCTAGAGGATGTATTTAAGACCATAAACCATGAGACATTCCACCATTGTTTCTCTGAAGCAGGGGAAGCAGATGATATGGATGAGGACCAAGAAGAACGGTTAATATTTTGTCTACAATGGGCAGATATTTCAATCGCTTAAATATTATAGCAAAGTATATAAAGCATGTCTAGAGTAGACGAACTAAAGCAAAGACTGGCATTGATAAAGCCAAATTATAAAGCACCCGGCGAATGGAATGTGAGTGATATTAAAGAATTTGAAAAACATTTAAAGGGTTATGAGAATGTTAAAGGAGATAAACGAATACCACCTGAAAGGGTTAGCTTTGATATAGTTGATGATGCAGGATTTTCACAAAGGTCTCCAAGAAAAAAGAGTCAGTTCCATGAGAGAATGGTTGAATTAAACAAAAAAAGAATGTCCATACCGAAAGACCAAAAAATATTAAATCGTAAAAGACATACATTCCCAGAACATAGAGATTTAACAGATAATTTTAAAAAGAAAACAGAAGTGGGTAGTAACGAACTTGGGTTTACAAACGAAGAAGCAGAAGAATTAACAACTGGTAATCCAAACTATCATGGGGGTAAGATATCTAAACTAAAGCAAAGACTATCGAGGTTACAACAATGAAAATGCCAAAGTTCGGTGGATTAGATTTGGCACAAAGAGTAGATAATTCTGCACTGGTTGTATTAAAGTTAGAGGATAATAAACTATCTCAAGTAGGTCAAAAAACATGGGCACATATTGACTATGAGAAGGTATTTAATGATGTAACTAAGATTAATGAAGTAGAGGAAGGCATGTATAAAATATGCTATGATAGAACAGGGGTTGGAGATGCAGTAGCCAAATTAATTAACCCAGAGATACGAAACATATTTAGACCAGTAGTATTATCAGCTCCTAAGAAGTTCGAGTTAATATCATTAATGAAGGGTATGTTCAATAAGAAGAAGTTAATTATACACGATAGGGATTTATTCAGGGAGATAACAGAGCAGGAGATAGTTAAATCAGATGCAGGTAATATTCTATACAGACACCCACAGGGTTTTCACGATGATAGATTCTGGGCATTAGCCTTAGCATGTGATGCAGCATCTAATTATTTGAGAGGATATAGTAGACCTAGAGTAGCAGCAGCCACACCTAGAACCACAGACCTAGAAAGCCTTGTTACAAAAGAAATCAATAAAATGATGCAATAATAACTTTAATAAGAGGGAAAGGGTAACTAATAAATATGGCAGATGATGTTAAAGCAGCACCTAGAGTAGCAGCATCTAATGGCGAAGCAGCACGTAGTTTTGACCGTTCTCTATTTAGACGTATGAATGGGCAAGAAGGTAATTTTCAAGGCTTACAAGTTTGGCATCCAGTAGACCCATATTCTGGTCAACAAAGAAAAGAGTTTAGAAGTGCCATGACAAACCCATATGTTTACAGGGCATCACGTATCCAATGCACATATACAGCAGGACAGGGGTATACAACTGAAATCGTACCAAGACATGAGGAAGACGTACCAGAAGAACAATTAAACGAATGGCAAAGAACAACAACATACCATATACCATACTTTGATAAAGATATGACTGCAGAACAATTATTAGATAAAGTAGACAAACTAGCATTAGATTTAGATTTACCAACAAATTTATTTAATGGGTATTTTACAGCACTGGAGCAAGGTCGATGTGTATTAGCATTGACACCTCTAGACCCAGATGAGCAAGGTAATTGGCAACTACCAGAACAGATTAGATTAATTAGATCAGAGTTTACAGAGAGACCAGTGTTAGATGATAACACAGGTGAGTTAGTTGGAGTTAGAATCATAGGGGTTAGAAGTCAAATAAGAGATAACATCATACCAGCAGAACGTATGCTTTATCTTATGCATGGATTTAACAACGAATTATTTTCAGATTATTATGGAGACTCTAAAATAGCTAGAGTATCAGATGAGGCTAACACATTAAACATTGTATTGAATCAAGACTTTGAGAGAGCTGCAGAATCAGCATGGTATAAACCACCAGTCTTTAGTGTACCAATACCACCACAGGAAGCAGGTAATGAGGATGACGTACTAGCATCATTCATTAATAAGATTAACGATTCTAAAGGTCAAGCTAT